GTATCAGGCTTATCAGAAGTTTACTTCTTGCAAGAAGGACTTGATGGAAAGTATGAAGTTTATTTTGGAGATAACTCATTCGGTAAAAAATTAGTAGCAGGAAATGTAATTACACTTGAATATTTAATTACAGATGGAACAGCTTCAAATAATGCTACATCATTTTCACTTGATGGAAATATTGCAGGAAACACTAACGTAAGTATAGACTTAGTTACTAAAGCATCTGGTGGTGCTATTAAAGAAGATATTGAATCAATAAGATTTAACGCACCACTTTCATATCTATCTCAAAACCGAGTTGTTACTGCAGATGATTATCAAACAATAATTAAGAATCAATATGCAAATGCTGAAACTGTTTCAGTTTGGGGTGGTGAAGAAAATGATCCACCAGAATATGGTAAAGTATTTGTTTCAATTAAACCTAAAACTGGCACAACACTCAGTGCTGCAGAAAAACAAAGCATTGTAGATACAATTTTAAAACCTAAAAATATTGTGTCAATTACTCCTGAGATTGTAGACCCAGTATATCTTTACATTAAACTTACAGTGTTTGTAAAGTATGATCCAAACCTGACTTCATTGACATCTGGTGAATTAACAAGTAAAGTAAGAGACGTTATATCAACGTATAATGATACAAATCTTAAAAAGTTTGACGGAGTATTTAGGCACTCACAATTACTTGGTGAAATAGATAATGCTGATGCAGCAATATTAAACTCAACTGTTAACGTAGGAATTCAAAAGAGATTAGTGCCTACATTAAATGAAGCTAAGAAATATACATTAGATTATAATAATGGTTTCTTTACAAACATTGGTGCTGCACAGTCAATCATTAGTTCAACAACATTTACTATAAACGGTCAACTACACCAATTTCAAGACACACCAATCACAACATTTTCTGTAGATGCCGGTGCATCTACTGGACCTTACGCTGTCTATGGAACAGAAAACGGAATGTATGCCGGAAGTAAAGGATATTTTTATCCACTTTACACTACAGCAGCAGCTGCTAATGCAAGAGACATTGTTGCTGGAGGAACAGGAAATAGCCATGTACATACATTCTTAGAATTTAATGGTATAACTTTTTATATGCCATCTGCATTCTCAAACCATGGACTAACATCGTATGACAGTTCATTGTACACATTATTCCAAACAAGCACATCATCAACTGCAAGGCAGTTGCAGATATTTAGATTAAGTTCTACTAATCAAAAAATTATAACAGTAGAAAATGCAGGATCTGTTGATACAGTAAATGGTATCATTACAATTACTTCATTCAATCCATCAGCTATCACAGGATCATATATAACTATTACAGCAACTCCAAATTCAAATGATATTGCACCACAAAGAAATCAACTTGTAGAGATTGATATGAATAACGTTGTAGTTACACCTCAAGTTGATACGGTTGCAACCGGAGGAGCGATTGCAGGTGTAGGATATACAACAACTCCTAACTATGGAGGTTCTGGTTACTAATGCGATATGATATTAACTCAGTAATTCCTGAACATATCAGGCACAATGATCCAAAGCTGGTTGCTTTTGCTGAGGCTTACTTTAATTTTCTTGATCAAGACGGTGCTGCTGGCCGAATACTTAATACACTTCCGGAATACAGAGATCTTGATAAAGTGTCAACTGCGTTTATTGAATATCTACAAAGAGAACTTGCAGTATCTATTCCAGAAAATGTTGTTGCCGATAAAGTAAAATTATATAAAAACGTTACAGATATTTACTTATCGAAAGGTGCTGAACCTTCATATGTTGCTTTGTTTAATCTTATTTTCAATGATAATATTGAACTATATTTTCCAAGAGTAGATATACTCAAACCGTCTGACGGTAAGTGGGACCAATCGTTCCAAAAATGGACAGGTGATGATGGAAAAATATCACACCTTAAAAAAATTCAAGACTCAAGATATTATCAATCATTTTCATATGTAATTAAAACAGGTCAAACAATTGATAACTGGAATGATGCTGTCAAAAAACTTCTTCATCCAGCTGGATTTGCATTTTTTGGTGAAGTTGTTATCTTTACAAATGCATCAGGTAAGATTGGTACGCCTCCGGGTAGACAAGTTGAAGTAGGTGCATTTAATATTGTTATTGATGTAGTATCAGCCGATGTTGAATTACCACCTGTGTCATGCATTATAGATATAGATTATGTTACAGCAGCTCCTCAGCCGCCACTTGGACCGGGTTTCTTGCATGTGGATATGTATAAATTCTTGCCTCAGACAGAAACTTATTCAACTCCAATCACTGTTTCTCAGACTCGAGCAAACAATGAAACTGGGGTAAATACAGCATATAGTGTAACACCTCCAAATCACCCCGGTGGTGTTATAGATGATTTTAAGAATTTTACGGTTCAACAAGCGGTGAACCAAGAAGCGATAGATTTATCTTTCGATTCTGTGATAACGATATCGTAAACTTATATAAATAACAAGAAGGAAAAGGAAATAAAATGGTAGCCATCGTCACTAAAGAAATAAGGGTGCAAAACGCGGCTAACTTCATATCAGACGTTGGCAGTAATAGCATGTATCTTTTTGTAGGTCATCCACAACAATGGCCAAGCTCAGATACAGCTATTGCAACACCCGTAAATAGAGTATTAGATTCTCAAACTGCTCATCAGAGAATGACAGCAGCTAAAAAAATAGGTTCAGGTGATGTTATACACGCCTCAACTCGATATAACTGGGTTTCTGGTAATTCATATGTAGGATATGATGACACAGTTGATCTTTCAACCAGTCAGTATTATGTTCTAACAGATGAATTAAAATGTTATAAATGCATTATTGCAGGTCCAGGCGCATCGGTCAATAAACCTACAGGTACAACAGTTAATAATATTGAAGCCGATCAGGGTGATGGATATAGATGGAAATATATGTTCACACTTTCAGGTGTTGATGCGACAAAATTTTTAACATCAGCATTTATGCCGACAAAAAAATTAGCAGCTGATGATGGATCACTTCAGTTTCAAGTACAATCAAATGCTGATGTTGGTGCAATTCACCATATTGTAGTTACAGCAGGAGGAAGCGGATATACTTCGGCTCCAACAGTAACTATTTCAGGTGACGGTACATCTGCAACGGCAACGGCAACGGTGTCAGCAGGAGCAGTTACCGCCGTAACAATATCCAATAATGGTGGCAACTATGAAAATGCTACTGTATCATTCTCAGGTGGAGGCGGATCAAATGCAGCAGCCAGAGCGATTATATCACCGCCAGGCGGACATGGATCAGACCCAGTCAATGAATTAAATTCATTTTTTGTAATGAGTAACGTTAAGCTTGATGGTGCTGAAGGCGCTGGTGATTTTCCAATCGATAATGACTACAGACAAATTGGTATACTACGTAACCCATTTAATCATGGAACAACAACAGTTGCAACAGCAACTACATTAAACGCAAATAAATCTTTGGCTTTAACTTCTGTAAGTGGAACTTTTGTGATTGACGAGCTAATCACAGGTGGATCTTCTGGAGCAGTAGCATATGTCGATTCAATTGATGGTTCAACTATTAGATATCATCAAGATGCTGCAACAGGATTTACAGCATTTACTGGATCTGAAGCAATTTCTGGTGCTGGTGGAGCAACGGCTAATATTAGTTCAATAGGCAATCCAGAAATTGAAAAACACTCAGGACAAGTTATGTATTTAGAAAACAGAGCCAAGGTAACTAGGGCAACGGCACAAATCGAAGATATAAAACTCGTAATTGAATTTTAGGACATAAAACATGGCAGACTTTAACGTATCACCGTACTATGATGATTTTCTAGTAACGGGCGCAGACGGCAAAAAACCTCAAGAAAAATACTATAGGATATTATTTAGACCTTCAGTAGCAATACAGGCTAGAGAAATGACCCAGCTGCAAACAACATTGCAGCAACAAATAACAAATTTCGGTGATCATGTTTTTGAAGAAGGTGCAATGGTTCTTCCCGGAGGAACAGCACTTGATCTTGAATATGGGTTTATTAAAGTTAATGCAGTTCATAACTCGGCGGATGTTGAAGGTTATAGAACAGATTTTCAAGATATAGTTATCACTGGTCAAACAAACCAAGTAACAGCAAAAGTTGTAGGAACAGCTGCTGCATCTGGAAGTGATGCATTAACACTTTTTGTCAAATATACAAACTCAGGATCAAATAATACTACTAAAACATTTGCTCCAGGTGAAGTTGTACAAGGCGTAAGTGCAGGCGGTGTAACTCGAGGAGCAACAATCAATAGTGCATCAAGTGATGTAGGATTTGGCTCAGCAGTTTCAATTCAACCAGGCATCTATTATGTAAATGGAATATTTGCATTTGTAACATCACAAACACTCGTACTTGACAAATATGGAAACACACCTTCATATCGAATCGGTTTAAACGTTACCGAAACTTTTCAGACAAATACACAAGACGCATCACTGGTTGATAACGCTACAGGATCTCCAAACTTTGCTGCTCCTGGTGCACATAGATATAAAATTGACTTAACACTTGCAAAGTTTACTACTTCTCAAACTACTGATAGTACATTTATCGAACTTATGAGAGTTGAAGCTGGTGTAATTAAACAACAAGTTAGAAACACTGAATACTCAGTTCTTGAAGATACATTTGCAAGAAGAACATATGATGAATCAGGTGATTATACAGTAAGACCATTTAACATTGATGTAAGAGAACACCTTTTAACTGGAAATAACAGAGGAATCTTTTCGGCAGCAGCTGGTGGTGATGCATCAAAACTTGCGGTAGGATTGGAACCCGGTAAAGCGTATGTAAGAGGCTATGAGATAGAAACTACTCAGGCTAAATTTGTTGCAATTGATAAAGCAAGAGATACAGAACAGGTAGTCAACTCTATCACTGCATTTACACTCGGTAACTTTACAAGAATTCAACCAACATCTGGCGTCCAAATGAACTTGCCGAATGTAAATGAGTTTGAAAAGATTAATCTTATTGATGGATCTTCAGCTACGGTAGGAACAGCAAGAGTAAGAGCAATTGAGCTTTTCTCAGGAACTGCAGGATCAGGAACAGAACAATATAACCTATTCATCTTTGATGTAACCATGAACTCAGGTAAAACTTTTGTAGATGATGCAGAAACATTTGTAAAGACAGGCGGTTCTGCAGCCAGTGATTTTAGTGGAGACTTTGTGCAGTCTGGCGGTAAAGCTCAAATGTTCCAAACCGGTAGTAACAACCTATTATATCCGCTTCCAAATAATGCTGTAAAAGCAATAAGAACAGCTGCAAATGCAGTTGACACCACATTAACTGCAAGAAGAGTTTTATCAATGACGACTTCAAGTGGTGTTGCAACTGCAACACTCGGTGCAGGATCAAATGAATCATTTCAAACACCTCTAAGTGCAAATGATTATTATCTCGCTAATGCAGGAACAGGTGATATATATGATGCGGTAAGTGCAATTACAGTAAGTGGAACAGGTAATATCAACATCTCAGTAGATCTTAACAGCCAAGGTATTACAGGAACAGCATCACTTACATTGATAGCTACAGTAGTTAAAGCAGTTGCACAGGAATCACAAAAAACATTAAACAGTAATCAGACATTACAGATTTCAAGTCAGTCAGATGCGCAATCAACTTCTCCTATATCATTAGGAAAAGCTGATATTTTTGAACTAACTTCAGTTCATATGGCGGCAGACTTTAGCACAAACGCTACAACATCTGATACAGATATTACATCTAGATTTACTCTTGACAACGGACAAAGAGATAACTTTTATGGAACTGGTAATATCACACGTAAACCTGGTGCAGTAGCACCTACAGGAAGATTGTTAATTACATTTAAATTCTTCTCGGCTGGTGCTGGTGATTATTTCTCTGTAGACTCATATGATGGCGCGGTTGATTATTCATTGATTCCATCATTTACACCTACAACAGGAGGTAAAGTTGAGCTCAGAGATGTGTTAGATTTTAGACCAAGAATTAATGATGCCGGTAATGCATTCACTGGAACTGGTGGTTTACCTTTAGAGATTCCAAAGGTTGCATCAAACATTATTGCAGACTTTCAATTCTATCTTCCAAGAACGGATAAAATATTCTTAGATCCAGAAGGACAATTTAAAGCGATTAAAGGTGTAAGTAGTGCAACACCTCCAACACCAGCAGATGCAGCTGACGGTATGACATTATATACAGTCAAACTTGGCGCTTATACATTTAACACAGATGATGTGGAAGTAGAATATTTTGACAACAAACGATTTACTATGAGAGACATCGGTAGACTTGAAGATCGTATTGATAATCTTGAATACTTTACATCACTATCACTTCTTGAAAGA